CTCCTACAAGCCGCTGCCCTTCGCGGAGGACGCGATCTACCGGAAGATCTCTGATATCACAATTTCCATGAAGTCCACCGATCACCTGAAGATGCCGGAGCTGGTTTCCACCCAGTACGAGGTGCGCCTCTCCGACGCGGAGGCCAAGCGGTATGCGGACCTGAAGCAGGAACTGATCCTGCAGCTGCCGGACGGCGAGGTCACTGCTGCCAATGCCGCTGCCCTGACCGGGAAGCTGGCCCAGCTGGCCAACGGTGCGATCTATGCCGACACCGGCGAGGTGGTCGAATTCCATGAGCGGAAGCTGGATGCGCTGGAGGACATCATCGAAAGCGCGAACGGCAAACCCCTGCTGGTGGCTTACTGGTTCCGGCACGACTTGCAGCGGATCAGGGAACGCTTCGATGTCCGGGAGCTGAAGTCCAGCAAGGACATCGCCGACTGGAACGCCGGGAAGATCCCCGTTGGCGTGATCCATCCCGCCTCTGCCGGTCATGGCCTCAACCTGCAGGCCGGTGGCTCCACCCTCGTGTGGTTCGGCCTGACCTGGTCCTTGGAGCTCTACCAGCAGACCAACGCCCGCCTGTGGAGACAGGGTCAGAGCGCCGGGACCGTAGTGATCCAGCACATCGTCACCAAGGGAACCATTGACAAGCGCATCCTGAAAGCTCTGCAGGCCAAGGACAGAACGCAGGCCGCCCTGATCGAGGCGGTCAAAGCCGACCTGAAAATCAGATGACAACATTCGACAATCTTCGACAATCCGTGCCAATCCGAGGGAACACTTATCGGAGGTACAGGAATGGACCCTTATCAGGAGCTTGCAAACGCCATCGTGCTGCAGGCGGTGAAGGACTACCGCATGACGGACGATGAGCAGGAACTGAAAGAAATAGAACGCTTCTTCCGTTCCGGCTGGTTTGGAGTGCTGACCAAAGTGGACCCAGACCTCCTGATCACTAACCTGCGGAAGGAGAAAAAGCAATATGACTACTAAGGCATATCTGGGTCAGGCACGGTTTCTGGACATGCGGATCAAGTCAAAGATACAGCAGATCGATTCTCTGAGGGAGCTGGCCACCAGCTGCACGGCGGTTCTGTCGGACATGCCGCGCAATCCCAACCACGGCGCGTCCAAGGTGGAAAGCTGTGTCCTGAAGATCATTGAAGTGCAGGAAGGCCTGAAAGATGACATCGACGCGCTGGTGGAACTGAAGAAAGAAATCATGGCCACCATCCACGCCGTGGAGGACGTGGAGCTCCAGACCCTGCTGGAAAAACGATATCTCTGTTTCCTGTCTTGGGAGCGGATCGCCGTGGAAATGCACTACAGCATCCAGCATATTTACCGGATGCACGACGCGGCACTGGCTGCGGTGACGGAAATTCTCGCTGGCCGCTCAGCATGAGAGGAAATGAGAGAGATTGAGAGTCGCCTCTTATGATAGGATTAAGATGCGAAAATCGAAGGTCAGGACCGGGCAACCGGCTCTGGCCTTTTCTATTGGAGGCGAGCAATGCCGTACAGGAAGGTCGGGTACGCCGAGCAGATCTGGTACATGCTCCGCTGGAAGTTGAAGGAGGTGTTCCCGATGCCGAGGTTCCCGGACCATCCCTGCAGGCATCCCGGCTGTCCCAAGCTGGTGCCCAAGGGAAAGAAATACTGTGACGACCACATCACACTGCACCCGGAGGAAGTCCGGTCCGCTGCCGCCCGTGGTTACAACGCACGCTGGCGACGGCTTTCCAAGCTGTTTCTCCTGACGCACCCGCTGTGTGTGGAGTGTCAGAAGGAAGGCAAGTACATCAAGGCGACGGTCGTCGATCACATAAGGCCGCATCGTGGTGACCCGGAGCTCTTCTGGGACCCGAACAACTGGCAGGCGCTCTGCAAACATCATCATGATGTAAAAACGCGCAACGAAGATCAGTACCCTGTATATCACTACTGATTTCCGACCGGGAGGGGCGGTCAAAATCTCTGTGAGGCGACTCCCCACAGACCGCCGCCCCCTCTTTTACGCAAAAAAACCGGTTCAAACAGGGTATTAACCCCTGAGCCATCGAAAGGACGGTGAAAACGTGGCTAAAGACGGTACAAACAGAGGCGGCAGACGCGTCCGTGCAGGCGATAAACCGGATGCTCTTGCCGATAAAATCGCTCGTGGCAAAGCCGCGCAGGTCATGGACCTTCCGATCACCGAACTCGATGGTACAGATGACCTCGGACCGGTCGCGGATCTGTCCGGAGCGGATATGCCGCACCCCAGCGACTACCTGTCCGCCAAGCAGCGTGACGGTGAACCACTCGGCGCGGACATCATATTTAATGAAACGATCCGCTGGCTGAAGGAACGCGGCTGCGACCGGCTGGTCAATCCCCGGCTGGTGGAAAGCTACTCCGAGGCCTTTGCCCGGTACATCCAGTGCTCGGAGGCGGTCAGCAGCTATGGCCTCCTCGGCAAGCACCCTACTACGAAGGCACCCATCGCCAGTCCCTTCGTACAGATGATGCTCAGTTTCCAGAAGCAGGCCAACCTGCTCTGGTACGAGATATTCGACATCGTGAAGCAGAACTGCACCACGGCCTACGAGGGCTCCCCGCAGGATGACGCAATGGAAAAACTGCTCAGATCAAGGAGTAAAAAGCGATGATAGAAAAAGTCAATCCGAGCCACCCGGACAAGGTGGCAGACCGCATTGCCGGTGCCATCGTGGACCTCGCATATCGGACGGAGCACGATCCGAAGATTGCTGTGGAAGTCCTAATCGGCCACGGCAGATGCCATGTGATTATTGAGACCACGGCTGTGCTCGATGAAGACGCGATCACCGATACCATCCACCGGATCGCCGGTGACGTTACGCCGGATATCCAGATCGTCCCGCAGGATGCGCACCTTTCCGAGAACCAGGCAGAGGGCTTGCACTGCGGAGACAACGGCATCTTCAAAGGTATGCCGCTGACACCGGAGCAGAAACAGCTCTCAGCCATTGCCCGCAGGATTTATGAGAAATACACATCTGACGGGAAGTACATTCTGGACGGTATCCGCCTGATCCTCTGTCAGAGTAACGCTCCCTCGCAGGAGCTGGCGAAGGACTATCCCGGCGCGGAGATCAACCCGCTCGGCGACTGGACTGGTGGCACGGATGTGGATACCGGCGCTACCAACCGGAAGCTCGGCAGCGACATGGCCGATTCTGTGACCGGTGGCGGTCTGCATGGCAAGGACCTGTCCAAGGCCGATGTATCCGTCAACATCCACGCCTTCCTGAAAGCCCAGCGCACCGGTGAGCCCGTGGAGCTCTGCTGCGCTATAGGCGATGATACCGTGGACGGTCTTCCGTTCCCGGAGATCGTGGAGGAAGCGCGGGATTACATTCTCTCCATCGGCGGCTTCGAGAAGTTTGCCGAATGGGGCCTGTATTGAGGTGACCGCTATGGCAAAGACGACAACCGAGATGAAGCTGGTCTCCATCGACAAGCTCATCCCTTATGTGAATAACGCACGAACCCACTCACCGGAGCAGATCAACAAGCTCCGGTCTTCTTTACGGGAATTTGGCTTCGTCAACCCCGTGATCATCGACCAGAACTACAACGTGGTCGCCGGTCATGGTCGCCTGATGGCTGCGCGGGAGGAAGGCTTCACCGAAGTACCCTGCGTGCTGGTGGACTACCTGACCGACGCCCAGCGCAAGGCCTACATCCTCGCGGACAACCGCTATGCCGAGGATGCGGGCTGGGACGAGGAAATGCTGCGCGTCGAGATTGAAGCTCTGCAGGAGCAGGCGTTTGACCTATCCCTGACCGGTTTTGATGCAGACGAGCTGGCTGACCTGTTCGCGGATGACGAAGAAGAAACCAAAGACGACGACTTCGACCTCACCGCCGCACTGGAGAAGGCATCCTTCGTGGAACCCGGCGACCTCTGGACCGTGGGCAAGCACCGCCTGCTCTGCGGCGACGCCACCAAGGCCGAGGATGTCCAGCGGCTCATGGACGGCAAACGCGCCAACCTGATCGTCACGGACCCACCCTACGGCGTTTCCTTCAAAAGCTCCAGCGGCCTCGCCATCCAGAATGATTCCATGAAGGGCGACGAGTTCTACCAGTTCCTTCTGGCCGCGTTTCAGGCGATGGCCGATGTGCTGGAAAAAGGCGGTGCCGCCTATGTTTTCCACGCGGACACTGAAGGGCTCAACTTCCGAAAGGCCTTCATTGATGCCGGGTTCCATCTGGCCGGTGTCTGCATCTGGGTGAAGAACAGCCTCGTGCTGGGCCGTTCGGATTATCAGTGGCAGCATGAGCCGGTGCTCTACGGATTCCTGCAGAATGGGAAGCATCCGTGGTACGCCGACCGGAAGCAGACCACGATCTGGAACTACGACAAGCCCAAGCGCAACGAGAACCACCCAACCAGCAAGCCGCTGGACCTGCTGGCCTATCCGATCACCAACTCCTCGCAGGTCAACAGCGTCGTGATCGACACCTTCGGTGGCAGCGGTTCCACCATGATGGCCTGCGAACAGACCAGTCGCATCTGCTACATGATGGAGCTCGATCCGAATTACGCCTCTGTCATCCTCCGGCGCTATGTCGAGGACTTCGGCGGTGCCGATCAGGTATATGTGGAACGCGACGGCAAGAAGCTCATGTATGCCGATCTGGCGAAGGAAGTCGATACCAAATCGTA